GCCACCAACGCGCCCACCCGTGACAGGCGACGGGCCGCCCGTCATCGTCATACATTACGCCGACCACAACCACGGCACACGATCCACTCATAGCGCGGCAGGTACGGCGGGACCGCACGACGGCGTAACTCTGCTTCGACCATCGCCTCGAGGTCGTCAGGGTCGATCATGCCAACCACGAAGGTAGCGTGCCATGTCCTCGAGGCGGTCGGCGTCATCGTCGGCATTGCCCATTGTCGCGTTGCACTTCCAACAGACCAGACCGCGCACACATAGGTCACAGCCTTTCGGGCCTGGGTGGTGGGCGTGGTCATGGTCGACGGTCGTAGCCAGCCGACCACGCGGCCCGGAGTACTCGAGCATGGGGCGCCGGCAGAACGGGCAGTAAGGATCCTTAATCAGACCGACGACCATGTCAGCAGGCACGTGGTGATCTTCGAGGGCGCGGACGACGGGACGAATCGTGGCGAAGCAGTCGCCGCACAGATGCCAGCGATTCTTTCCTTCATGCTCGGTACCATCGACCGGGCACACGGCGGTCGGCCAGCGCGTGACCGAGTTGTGGTGCGATTCCCGGCATGCCGGTTCGCAATAGCGAGTGCCGCCGCTATCGCGGTCGAATGTTTTCCTGCATTCAGGGTTCTTACAGATCCGGGTAGGCGACACGCACGCGCTGCCCCCGCAGTACCGCGCCCAGTCTCGACTCTTGATCCGCCATTTGGCGGGATTGCCGCACGGCGCGCAGATCGGCCGAGTTGGCGGAGGTTCCGCGAATAGGTCGAGTTGTTCGTCGGTAGGGTCGGTCACTCGAGGGCCTGTCCGTATCGGCGTTACCTAATCAGAATCGTGAGACATAGTCGGCGACGCCGTTGCGGTATCCCCAGCCGCGCGCCGCGTTGGTCCGATCTGCGGCACGGGATCCGTTGCACGTCTGGCACGCAGCACGCAGGTTCGTCGGATCCCACACCGCGCCGCCATCAGCACGGGCCACGATGTGATCGACGCACGTCGCCGCGTGCGTGCAGCGCGGCCCGCGTATCTGGCAGGTCAGGCGATCCCGGTCGAGTATCCACAATCGCAACGCACGCCAGCGTGCCGACTCGAGTACGGGATCGCCTGACACGGTTCGAGGATACGGCCATTAGTGGACACAGATCAGGATCAATGCGCCGGCCGTGAAGCACAACCCGACGATCAGGTGTGCGAGAGTGCGCCGAGTCATCATTTGCCTCTTGTCTTTATTTGGATGCCGTTACTAGGATCCGGGAACCGCCAGGCGCCACATGGCGAAGGCGCCCCTGAGGCGGTTTCCCCCGGAATCCACGGTTGTCCACAATGGCGACCACTGGTCGGCTCACTAGGTTGCCCACAGATCCGCGCCGACTCACTGGTCGAACTCGAGGCGCATCTGGCGGCGGCGGCCGCGGCCTTCGGCGTTGCGCTTGTTCTCCCGTTGTCGTTTCATCGCCCGGGTTAGCGCCTCGTCAGAGCTCGGATGCAAGCGGTCGTAATGGTCGAGCAGGTTCTCGACGTACTTACCGCACACGTCGCAAAGCGTGAGCGTGACGTCACGCGGATAGCTCACGGCGTCGTGCCCATCGCCGGATGCCATCCGGCGTTGCGGTGCAGAATGCCGCAGATCTCGTCGCGGTCGTGAGGCTTCCACACGAACCACTCGACACCAGAGCAACCCTGCAACGCGTCGCGCCATAGCTTCTGATCGGGCTCGAGGCGGCCCGACTCGGACTTGAGCTCGGCGAAGATCACCAGCGGCGGGCGAACCAGAACCAGATCCGGGAAACCTTTCCCGTCGGCCTGGACCGGCGTCCGGTAGCCGTGCGCCGTCTGGGCCGGCCGGAAGTGAGCGATCCGCCAGCCGTCGACCCGGGCCTGGCCGATGACCCAGTCTTTAAAGCCGTCCTCTGACTCGAGGTCGTACAGGGTCGCCGGGCGGGCCCGGGTCACGGGGACGGCCTCTTGACAAGCGGGCAGTAGGTGCCGATCACGCGATGTCGCGGCCAGCCGAGTTTCGGCTGCGCGGCGTAGACAGGATTCACCGCTCCGGGCGGCGGGTTGCGCCAGTGTCGGTGTTCGCCCGGTGTTCCGCCGCATAGCTCACACCGGAACGGCCAGTACTTGATACCGCGCCCAGTGTCGGCGTTATGTGATTCGCGATTATCGGGACTAGGCGACTGCTCCTGATAAGTGGGGTTATCCGGACTAGTCATGATTCGGCCCATTTGAGAAGGTTGCATTCGCAGTCGCACCACGACGCCCAGCGCTCCTCGCAGTGCCCGTGGTCGTCGTTCTCGCAGGACTCGCAGATGACAGGGCAGCAGGAGTCCGTGTGATCCAACACGCACCGGCAGGGCGGATTGGCAACGATGGTCCGGTATGGCGGGTTCAGGCCATCCCAGCCATGCTTCCACCTGACACCCCAACATCTGCCGAACGCCACAGCCGCTACGCCGATCACCGCATCTGGGTAGCGGTTCAGCAGGACACGAGAACGGCGGTCGGCCGGTCGGTAGACATTGAATCGTGGCCGCATCCAGCGCCAGGACCGATAATGCGGATTATCCGGACTAGACATCGCTCGACCCGAAACTGTCATCCGATCTGGATTTCTGCGCGCACTTTCGGGCTCGACCGGATCTATAAGCATCTCGGAGTCGGCATTAGAACTACACATGAGTCTCCAGCCACGCCGTAGTGCCTCGAACCCACCCGTTGAACTTGCATCGGAACGGCATCAGCAACCGTTTCCGCAGTCGGATCGCCCAATGCATCCTCGTAGCCTTTCGTTCTTCCGGATAACGGTTCTTATCGGCGGTCATGATCGCCGCCATTCCGCGGCCTGCGGGCAGCTGGCGAAGTGGGAGCGGTAGCGGGCCTCGTCGGGGGTGTCGTCAAGAAACGTGAGAGCGCCGGCCGGTACCACGACCCCGACCGCCTGGGCCAGATCAGCGATGATGTTGCCGTCAGGTACCGGGTCGACGTCGATCGGCATCCGCCGACCGCCCGGGCGGATCGTTAACCAGATGACCCGGGCATGACACGACCGGCAGAGACCGACCATCCCCCGGGCTCGAGCTCGAGGATCGTCGGTCATATCAGCCCGCCGCCGAGGAAGGCGATCACGATGATCTCGACGGCCAGGGCGGTCGCCAACCAGAGGAAAAGCTTGACCTGCCACGGAGTCGGCTCTGGTTCGTCGTCGTCGTCGACGTAGGGCTCGAGCTGGTCGTCGATCACCAGCCGACCTCGTCGGTCTCGACGTCGGTCAAGGCGGGCCCGTCGTCGGGGTCGTAGCGGTAGCCTTCGGGCGGGTCGGATGCCTCGGGCTGGTTGTCTCGCACGTCGGGCGGGACGGGCTCGAGGGTGTCGTCGAGGAAGCAGGTCCCTTTAGGGCAGCGACCCCGGCCGTTCGACAGGCTGGCGCAGAACCGGTACCGGATCTCTTCGCAGCTGGTCAGATGGGGGCCCGACGCGACGTCGTGGCGGATCGTCGTCGCGTCGGGCCGCTCCATGCCCAGGGACCGAGCGGCGGGCGAGCCGGGGTCGACCTGGGTCATGGGATCAGGATCAGGAGTCATGCCGGGCCACGATCAGGGCGTCGAGCTCGTCCCGGTTAAGGCGTAGAAGTCGGCCGACCTTGTGCGACGGCCACTGGCCTGTCTGGGCCATCCGTCGGACGAACTTCGGACTGACCCGGTAGCGCTCGGCAGTCTCTTCGGGGGTCATGAAGGGCGATTCGTGCGCCTCTGCCATCGGTCGTCTCCGCTCCTGTTGATAACCCCGTCCCCTGCTGAGTTGTACGCCTATGGGCGCTGAGGTGTCAATAGGGCCGCTCAGGGCACAGCGACGTCCTATCTAGGGCCCATTTCGCTACGATGGACACACAGGGCCGCACAGGGCATCTGAGGGTGGTTCTGTGACTGGGTAAGGGGCAACACTTTGTGGATGACCAGCGTCGGCGACGCCTTGAAAAAGATGCGGCGCGCCCACGGTCGACTCACGCTGGCCCAGGTCGAGGAGATCTCCGAGGCGCGCGGCCACAAGGTGACGGCCAGCAATCTGAGCAAGGTCGAGCGGGGTGTCAGGTCGCTCTCGGATGACGTTTTCGAGCGGTTGGTCGCCACTTTCGACCTCGACGAGACCGAGCGGGCCGAGATCGAGGCGGCCCGGTCCGGGACCGCGACGGTCGACGTGACCGAGGCGGTAGCACGCCTCGAGACGCAGATCACGCTCCTGCGCGGCGAGGTCTCGGCGTCGGCGAATCTGATCATGGCGACCATCGAACGGCTGCGCCAGTCCCTGCCGCCCTAGCCTGTCCCTGCACGCACAGAAACGCCCCGGCGCAGTGAGACGCTGCCCGGGGCACGGCCACAACTACTTGGAGGAGGTTGTGACATGGCAAGCATAAAACGTGAAGAGAGCGCGGACGGGCCACGCTGGCGGGTCCGCTACCGCCGCCCGGACGGGTCGGAGACATCGCGACGGTTCGACCGGCGCGGCAGCGCTGACGATTTCGCGGCGCGCGTCGAGCATGACCGCCGGGCCGGTACCTATATCGACCCGGCCGGACCCCGGACGACCTTCGCCGAGATGGCCGCCCTATGGGTCGCCACGGTCGGCCACCAGGACACGACGGCTCGGACCCGCGACTCTGACCTGCGCTGCCATGTGCTGCCCGCGCTGGGCCGCTATCGGATCGGCCAGATCACCGCGCTCGAGCTCGAACGGTTCCTGCGGGGCCTCGAGGCGAGCCTGGCGCCGACCACGGTCGAGCGGATATGGCGGCGCACGGCCGCGATCCTGGCCGCGGCGGTGCGGGCCCGGATGTTGACGAGCAATCCGGCGATCGGGCTGGGTCCGGCCACGACGGCGCGCCGGGCGCCGCTCGTGGCCTTGGAAGAGGATCAGGTCGAGGCGATCATCGCCGGCCTGCCCGGCCACTACCGGGCCGCGGCCGTCCTCGCCGCCGACGCCGGCCTGCGCGGCGGCGAGGTGTTCGGGCTCACGGTGGGCATGGTCGGCCTGCCCGCCCGAAGGCGGCGGATCCTGCGGGTCGAGCGGCAGCTGATAACCCTCGAGCGCCAGGCGATGTACGTGCGGCTACCCAAAGAGGATCGGGTCCGCGAGGTCCCGGTCGGCGAGTCGGTGTTCGATGCGCTCGCCGACCACATGGCTCATTACCGTCGGGCCAGGACCGAGGACCGGATCGGCGGCGGGTCGGCCGAGCTGGTATTCGCCACATCGAGCGGCGCGCCGGTCCGGCGGAACCTGATCGACCAGGCGATGGTCAACGCCACGGCCCGGGCCGGTCTGCCCAAGGGCGTCCGGTTCCACGATCTACGCCACTACTACGCGTCGGTTCTGATCGCCGCGGGGCGGCCCGAGCGCGAGGTCGGGGCGATGTTGGGTCAGTCGTCGGCGGGGGTCACGGCCACGTATGGGCATCTGTTCCGGAACTCGTTTGATGCCGCCAGGGACGCGGTCGACGCGTCCATCGCGGCCCGCAAATCCCATCGGGAGGTTCCGGCCGCGTCCATTTCGCGTCCACGGGCCTCCGAGCGGCCTCCAGTTATCAGGAAGTAGCAGGTCAGAGGGGGCGGAATCGGCTGGTCGCCATGTCCGACGGAAACATTCCCCCCTGTTTTCGCGACACCCCGCCTGACCAGCGAAAACACGCTCTGACCTGCGGAAACACCCGAAAACCCTTCACCCCTGTCCACCCCCCTGTACCCCTGAATATCCCCCTTGTTCACTTTGGTCCGCGTCCATTTCGCGTCCACGAAGGCGAATCAATGGCCGAACACCCGGCGGACGACCACATAGACCAGCTCGCCCAGCGCCAGCGACCCGACCGCGATCGCCACCCAGGCGGCGAGCATGGCGAGCCGTTGGTCACGGTCACTCAGGATCCGGCCCGGGCGGGTCGGCGGGTAACTGGCTGGAGTCTTTGATCACGACCCGGGGCGGCTCGACGGGCGGGTCCCGAGGGGCGGTCACGGCCCGGCCGCCGAGATAGGTCGCTACCGCGCCGATAGCGGCGCCGAGCACGGTCGACAGTAGAGCGGAGTCCTCCTGCGATATGGGGCCCGTCGTCACCGCGATACCGAGCGACAGGGACACGACGCAGATCGCCACGCCCGCGGCCAGCACGATCGCCACCAGACCCCGCAGATCGGTCACGGCCGGCCTCGAGGGCGGATACGGGCGATCACGGCCTCCGGGGGGACGATGCCGACCAGGACCAGCCCGGCCACCCACTGGGCGATCGTGGCGGGCGTCACCAGGGCGTCGACGATGACGGCCACGCCGAGCAGATACGACGCCAGCCGGAACGCGACCAGCCAGCTCACAGCAGCGCCGCGGCGGTCAGATAGGCGGCCGCCATGAACACGGCCGCGCCGAGGGCCACGACCGCAACCGCGACGATCAGGTGACCGGCGCCGACCATGACGCCGACCACGTCGACGGGCCGCACAGCCCGTCGACCGAGAGCCCTTTCTCGGCCTGGAACTGCTGGCAGATCGACTGGCTCGACGGCCCGTACATTCCGTCAGTGGCGATGTTCCAGCCGCGCGCCTTCATCTGGGTCTGCCAGGTCCGCACGTTGGTCTGGTCGGCGCCGCCGTAGTAGCCGGAATGGCACAGCGGATCGGAGCTGGGCTGGCCGAGATAGTCGTTCGGACCGTACGGCCACGCCGGGCCCTTCCCGGGCGCCGGGGGTGCTGGCGTCGGGGCAGGCGGTGTCGGGCCGACCGCCGAGCCGCCCTTCGCGGCGGCGATGACCGACGACCACGGGAAGTTCGGGCCCGGGTCGGTGTGTCCGCCTCCCCACGATCCGAGGTCGCCGTGACCGCACACACCGGCCGAGCCGCCTTGGGCTTGTTGGGGGGTGAGCTTCACTATCGGGATCCCGAACGCGGCAGCTTCCTCGGCGATCCACGCGCTACAGGCGGCCAGCATGTTGGTTTTGCTGTTCCACGTCGCCGCCGACCAGCCCTGGGCCGCGCCTGACGGCGTGCACAGCTCGGTTTGGGTTGCCACCGGGTTCGCGTTAGCGCTTGTCCAAGCTTTCTGGTCGCGTTTGACGTACTCGGCGATCACCGTGCTCGACGCGTTGTCTATCCCGGTGTGCGACGAGACTTGATTATTAGCGTTTGCGAACCAGTTACCGAGCGACGCGATCGACTGGGCGCCTTCGCTCGTGTGCACCACGATCAGCCGTACTTTCGAGCCGCCGCGGCTCGAGTAGCACGGGCTGGGCATCCACTGGCGGCTAAGCGCCATCGTCGGGCGTGCCGTCGCCGTGGGCCGGCTCGGCGGCCGGCTCGGGCGCCGGCTCGGGATCGGGTTGGGGTTGGGGCTCGGGATTGCTCATTTAGGTTCCTCCTATCGGTGTTCCATCGGACGCGAAAAACAGGGACGCCGCGACCTGCCAGTTCGCCTGAGTCAGCGATAACAGGTCGGCGTCGGTCACGTTGCTCTGGTCGATCGTGCCGTCACCGTTGTCGGCCTTGTCGCCGATCCCGGGCCCGGCCGCGCTCAATCGGTTCAGCGCGTTCGCGCACATACTTTCGCCGCGTAGCACGCTCTCGGCCACGGCCACGAAATCGGGCCGCTGGTCGTCCTTGTAGGTCTCGGCCTGCTGAGTGGCACACGCCAGCGAGCGGCTACTAAACGTCGGGTCGTTCGTTAGCTGAGCGATGCTTAGATAGCTCATTAGGTCTCCTAGGTCAGCGAGGGTGCTGGTTGTTCGATGATCTCAAGGAAGGACTGTGCAGAGTTGCCGAGAATGGAAAAGTTGATACTTGCGTGACCGTTGTTGGCTCGGAGGTCGACCGTCTGTCCTTTGCTGAGAAACACTGTCTTGGTGACGTGGCAGTTGAGGTTGGTCCCGGTGCTGATGTTGACCGCCATAAAGGCGTTGCTGGCTAGCTGGGTCGCACCATTGAGCCAGATGGCCCCGATGAACGTGACGTTTGGCGTCGTGAAAGCCGTTGCCAGCCCCCAGCCGATATTGCCAGTGATCCGATAAAAGCCGTCGTGAGGAACGGTGTAGACACCGCCGGCCCAGACGCCGCCGCCTCGATTGAAACTTGGTGCCGCCCATAGAGGATTGAGTAGCACCCACGCGCCACCGGCAGCAATGGGCTGGTTGGTGGCGCCGGCCACCTGAAACGCGGCCAGTTGCGAGCCGGCCGGCGACGGTATCGCCAGGTTGCCGGGGCGGACGTCGGTGATGTTCCCGGCCGCGATCGCCGCCGACCCGCCCGCTACCGCGATCTGGGCCAGGGCGACGGTCCCGGGCGGCGTCGCCGGTACCGTCGGGCTGGCTAGCGCGGTGCCGGTCACGAAATCGAATATGAAATCGTTGTTGGCGCCCCCGTCGAGGTCGCCGCCGCGCGGCCGGCAGATAATCACGTCGATCCGGTTCAACCCCGACGCCGGGGCGGCGGTGAGCGTCACGGTCTCCGAAGCGTCGGAGGTACACAACGTCGAGCCCGAGTTGTTCTGTGTCGGCACCGCGACCGATCCGGGGGCCACGCTCACACTCATCGACCCGCCGATCGGTGCGACCGCGCAGCCGCTCGAGGCGGCCGCCGGCCATAGCGCTCCGATCAGGCGGCGATCCTGGGCCCCCGCGTACGTTCCCGATTGCAACCATTGCGGCGTGAAACGGGTCATCGGGTCATCTCCGGGTTAGGGCGTCGACGTCGCGGTCGGCGGCGGTAATGAGCTTGAGGAACGACGGTTGCGGCCGGCCGACGGTCAGGGAGACGTCCTCTTCGCCGTCGTCGCCGATGTCGTAAGAGATCCCGAGGACCCGGACCGTGGTCGACACGTTGAGCCGGCCCTTCTGGATGACCAGCGGCACGACGTCGCCCATATTCGGGTTCCCCCAGGAGTAGGCGCCGGGCCGCAGGGTCAGCGAATAGGACGGCACGACCAGCCCGGCGAGGGCGAGATCCCCCTGGGCCTGCTGGTCGAGGGTCGACTGGATGCTCACATCGGCGGCGTTGTCGCCGGTCATCCAGGTTCCGATAGGGATCCGGGTGATGTCGTTGCTATCGGCGTTCCACGCTTCGGAGAACAGTTGAGGGGCGGCCGGGTCCGAGCTCCCGTTGTTACCGAGGACCCGCCAGTAGTTGCCGTAATCGCCCGAGTTGACCGTCCGGGTCACCCCGGAGACCGTCGACCCGTAGACCAGGGCCGGCGACGACCGGAGGATCCCCTGGTACGGGTAGAAGATCCGGAGGGCGTCGAGGTACGGCCACGGCGATACGGGCGGGCGGCCGGCAGCGGGGAGGATGTCGTAGTCGAACCCGCTGATAACCCGGGCCAGGTCGTCGAGCGCCTCGTAGATGACCGTCTGAGGCGGGTAGGTGCGGTCCCGGAGAATTCCGGAGGCGCCGCGGGAGGCGCCGGCCGGGTTGACGGCCACGCTATAGACGGGCAGGAATCCGCCGGGCAGGAACGACGTCCCGTTAGATGCTTGCGGGCTGGTCGCCTGGCCGATCAGCACGTTGGCGAGAGTGTCCTGATCGAACCCGGTGAGCGCGATCGTCGAGGTGACCAGGCGCCGCTCGAACATTTTCAGGTAATCGTGGCAGGTGAACGTGACGGTGGCGGACTGCTCGGTGAGCTCGTCCTCCCCCTGGGTGATGATCCCCCGGAATACGCACACGTCCGCGCCGGTCTGGTCATCCCAGCGCCACGCCATGACATCCTGGGTGAGCTCGACGATCATTTTCGCGGCGGGCGAGTCCTCGTTGAGCGTGAATGTCAGCTGGGCGGCGGTGTTCCAAGCCTGGTCGAGCCGCCGGCCGCGGGCGTCGACCAGCTCGGCGATGAGCGTCGACGCCGTCGAGGTCGTCCCGATCCACTGGCGGTTATGCAACGTGAGCCGCCAGCGGCCACGACCGGCCGGCACCGGGAACGTGCCCGGCGGGTTGGCGGCCCGCGGCGCCACGGCCAGCCCGGCCGGGGCCCGCCCGTCCGGCCAGGTCACGACAGGAACCCGTCCCGCCAGGTCGCCTGACATTGGGTGATCCCGCTGGTCGAGTTACCGGACAGGGTCATCAGCGAATAGCCGGGCAGGATCGGCAGTACCGGCCACGTCGTGTTGATCCAGTCGATCGAGGCGAGGACCGACTGAGTCGGATCGGCATCCACGAACGCCGTCTTGCGGGCCACGTCGACCTCGACGAAATGACCGGCGCCGACGATGATCCCGCCCGTGAACCGGATCGACAGCGGCGTCGGCAACGGCGGCCCGGTGCCGGTCGGGTAGATGTAAAAGAATACGTTCGGGTTGGTGATCGGACCGAAGATCCGCAGCCGCGGTTTGATCGGGACCTCGCCGGCCGTGCGGATCTGGGCGCTATTGCCGACCGACCCGCCCGGCGGGTAGATCCGGTTGAACGTGAGCGGGTAGGTGCGGCCCGGCAGCGTCGAGCTGCCCGACCAGCTGGTCGCGGTCTGCTCGGTCACGGCCCGGGCGACCGGGTCGGCGGCCACCCACTGGAGGTTGATGTCGCGTTGGTCGGGCCCGGCGACCTGCCACGAATAGCCCGAGGGGCGGACCGTTAACGTCCTCTCCGGGTTGTCGAGCCGGTCCAGGATGTAATGCAGGGTCGGCCGGGCGGACGGGACCATGAACGGGGCGAAGCTGGCCGCGACCACGTCGATCACGGCGCCCGCGCCGCGTAGCGCGGTGATGTCCGCCGAGATGACCCGGCCGCCCATCAGCGCCGTCCGGTCGTCGATCCCGTCCGCGTCGGGCCGGTTGCTGGTCACGTCCCGGACGTCGGGGTAGCCCAGGTCGAGACTCGAGCAGAAATACCCGGCCGACACGTCCTCGAGGTCGACTGACAACCCGCCGAGGGTCAGCCAGGCGCGCCGAACACAAGTGTCGGTCATATCTTCTGGGTCCGGGCCACCCAGGCGGCCTTACGCATGAAGGCGTCGACGTCGAGCTCGGTCGAGAAAGTGGCGTTTTGGACGACCACGGCCGGGCCTCGAGGGCCGACGTCCTTCGCCGGGGTGATCGCCTCGCCCGCGTGGGCGTAGATCAGCCCGGTCCCGGTTATCAACCCGCCCTGGGCCAGATGCGGGATCTGCGGCACGCGGATGGTTTCGCCGCCGATGTGGATCGGTCCGGCGTCGACCTTCGGCAGCGTGAAGTGCAGCCCGTTCCAGATGTCGATGATCCCGTTGACCATGCCGCGGAAGGCGTTGAGGATCCCATTCCACATACCGCCCGCGATGGAGGCGATGTCGCCGCCGATCCCGGTGAGCCAGCCCCAGACGCCGTTCCAAACTCGGTATACGGCCATGATCGCGGTCGAGAAGGCGTCGGAGATGCCGTGCCACATGCCCGCCGCGATCCGCCCGATCTGCCCGGGCAGCCCGGCGAACCAGGAGATGAGACCGCCGAAGGCGCGGATGACCCAGGCGATGGCGTCGCCGACCGGCTTTATCACGTAGGTGTAAACCGCCTGCCATGCCGTCTTGAACCAGCCCAGGACCGTCTTGGCAGCGGTCTCGATCCCGCCGAAATGCTGGATGACCATTGTTATCGCCAGCCCGATCGGCCCGAAAATAATGTCGACCAGGATCGGCCAATGCGTTTTGAGCCAGTCGATGACGTCTTGGAAGTGGGTGACCAGAAGGTAGATGGCGGCGCCGAGCCCGGCGAGGGCCAGCACGGCGACGCCGATCGGCCAGAAGGCGGCGAACCAGCCGGCCGCCATGATCGTCGAGGCGACCTCGACGACCGACGCCGCCGCCATGGCGGCGATCCCGATCCCTTGTATCGCCGGCCCGTACTTCTGGCCGATAGTGGCGGTCAGATCCTCGACCTTCGCTTTGACCGCGTCGAGCTTCCCGGCGAACGTGTCGGTCGCCGCCGACGCCTGCCCTTTCGTCACGTCGGCGAGAGCCTGGAGGGCGGTTTCGCCGTCTTTGGTTTTGCCGGTCGTCTTGTCGAGCTCGATCCCGTACGGCTTCAAGAGTTTTGTGTTGCCGTTGTAAACCTTGCCGACCTGATCGGCGGCGGTGGTCAGATCCTCGTGCTTCGAGGCGGCCACATCCGCGGTCTCGCCGAGCAGCTGGAAGGCTTTCGCCGGGTCGTGGGTCGCCTGGATCAGCGACCGCAACGCGTCCTGGGTTTTGTCGGCGGTGGTCCCGTATTTCTCCTGGCCTTTGATGGCGCCTTCGACCTGCCCGGCGTAATCCTCATACGACCCGCCGGTCGCCTCGATCGCGGCCTGCAACTGTTGGTGGGCGGCCTGGTCTTTCGAGCCGACCTGCTGCAACCCGGCGCCGATGCCGACCAGGGCGCCGCCCGCGGCGAGTAACGCCGGGCCGATCTTCTTGCCGTGCTCGATGATGTTGCCGATGGCGTCGTCGATGCCCGACAGGGCCAGCCCGAACGGGCCGAGCACGCCGGTCTGGTTGAGAGCGCCGAGCATGCTCGAGAAGGTCCCGTGGATCTTCGAGACCGCGCCCTGGGCGGTTTTCCCGGCCGAGCTGAAGGCGTCGCCCAACCCCTTCAGGTCGCCCATGACCCGGACCATTACCGAAGGGCCGGCCATCCCCCTTATCGCCTCTTCTTGTTGGCGGCCCGGATGGCGTCGGCCTCGCGGCCCATCAGCCGGATCATCCCGTCGAGCTCGAGCGGGTCGAGATCGTACACGTCTCTCGGTCTCATCCCGTAGTACTTGCAGATGGCGGCGATCCCCTCGAAGTACCGCCGCTCGTAGGGTCCACGCGGGCCGCCTCGATCTCGAGGTCGGCTTGTTCGACCTGGGCCCATAACGTCGAGGCGAGCGTTTCGGGTTCCTCGCGGCGCAGCGAGAAGAACGCCAACGCGCAGAACTTGTCGGCGTCGTCGTCGCCGTCGATCATCGCCATCAGCGATAGCCCGGTGATCGCTTTGACGGTGCGGATATCGTTCGGTCGGAATACCGGGGTCGCGGCCGGGTCGATCACGATCCGGCGGTGCGTCACGACGGGCGCCGGGGCGGGCTCGAGCTCGAGGGCGTCGAGGCGGACGGTGTCAGTCATGGATTGATCCCGGGTCGGTGCCGGTGTTGGTCCAGATGACGCCGCGGTCGAGGACCTCTTGTATCGCCTGCGAATAGGCGGCGGCGGCGACGTTGGCGAGGGACTGGGCGGCCGGGAACAGGTAGCGGCCGCCTTTCACGAATTCGCGCTCGGATCCGTCCGGGCGGGTGCCGCCGAAGTCGACCCAGCCGGCCCACGGGACCAGCTTCGAACCCATCCGCACCGACCCGCCCGTCCGGGTGCCGCTGGTCCGGATCGACCCGTGGAGGCGGCCGGTCGAGCGGGGGTTGGTCGGTATCGCCGAGCGGGCCCGGGCCGCGACCGGCTCGACGGCCTGCTTGCCGGCCGCCGAGATCGCCTTGAAGAGTGGCCCGGACACGTCGGTGGTGGCCCGGGCGATGTCCTTGCGGATCGCTTGCATGCCGACGACGGCCACGACCGCCTGGTCGGCCATCAGCGGCGGATCCCGGCGAACAGGGTCACCAGGGCGGCGAGGGCGATGATCCCGACCTCGATGAGCAGGATGACCGTCTGGGTGGTCGTCATGGGGCGACGCCGGCCGCCCAGGCGGTACCGGACCAGTGGGCGCCGAGCTGGTCGGCGGTCACCACATAGGATCCGGTCGCCCATGCCGTCGTCGGGCTGGCCGTCACGCTGGTCAGCCCGGCGAGGTTGGCGGGCCTGGTGGCGCCGGCCGGGGTGAAGTTGCCGGGCGTTCCCGCGGTCGCCCCGGTGGCGGCCACGGCGCCGGTATTCACGGTCCACTTGGCGGTGAGGGTCCAGTCGATGTCGACCTCGGAGGCGGTGCCGGCGTCGCCGCCGAACACGTTGTATTCCATCGGGACCAGGAACCCGGCGAACTCCGGGTTGGTCGCCGAGACCGGCCGCTGGTAGTAGGGGCGGACCTTGAACTCGAGCGGCGTGCCGCTGGCGAGGTAGGCGGCGAGCCCGGCCTCCAGGACCTGGAAGGTGCCGCCCGGGTCGAAGGACTGGGCGAACTTGGCGACCATATGGAATTTCGTCGGGCCCGGGTATTCCTGCACGTTGCAGAAGCTGGTCTGCTCGATCGTTTTGACGTCGGCCTCGAGCGACATCGACAGACCGAGGCAGCGCAGGTTGACGCCGCCGATCTCGATATACGTCGACGTCATCATGACCGACTGCCCGGCGAAGTCGGGCGGGTCGGCCAGCAATGCGGGTTGGTCTTGTTCGACAACGGTCATGGGCGGGTTCTCCTTTACTGGCGTATCTCGATAATCAGGTCAGCGGCTAGAACCTGGATGCCCGACACGTCCATGATCCGCCACGCCTGGTAGTTCACGGCCCGGGTCGACTGCACGATCCCGAATAGCGCCGGGTCGGTCTCGAGGGCGCTAGCGCAGGCGTCGAGGAGCTCGGCGAGCCGGTCGGCCTGGTCGGGCCCGACGGCGCAGATGATCGGCCATTGCACAAGGTCGATACCGAACGGGCTGTTGCGGGTGACCATCGCCGGGTGGGCCACGATCACGGCCGGCACATTGAACGACGCGGGCGGCCGATCGAATATGGCGACGTTGGCGATCGCCGCCGTCAACGTGTCGACGATCGCCGCCGAGCTCGACGGGTAATCCCAGGACATCAGCCGAAGATCATCGGGGCGGCCCCGTCGTATAAGGCGAGGATGTCGGGGTCGACCCGGCCGACCCGGACGATCCCCCACTCGCCGCCGCCGAGCGACCCGTCGACCGAGTCGCGGCGCCGGTAGAGCCGCCCGGCGTGCATGACACAGGCGAGATGGATGTCGTCGGGGATGTCCGGGTCGGGGTTGTCGGGGTCGTCGGGGTCGTACTTGTGGTTGGTGCGGCGGTTCCCCCAGGCGATAGCGGCCATGCGGGCCGAGTCGATGACGAGGTCCTCGACCGGGTCCGGGGCGAGCCGCAACCACGATCGGACCTCCGGGAGCTTCGGCCAGGTCGCCATCAGCCGGGGGAACCCTGGTTATTTCTTCGCCGTCTTGGCGTCAGCGTCGGCGTCGTCGGGCAGCTCGACGGTCCGCATACCGGCGGGCGGGGTGAGCGGCACGAAGGCGGTCGGCTCGAGGGTGCCGTTAGCGATATAACCGCCGTAGGCGACCTCGACGCCGAGGATCGACGGTTCGATCACCGACAGGAGCCCGATGACCTCCTCGTAACACTCGAAGAGGGTCGACGGGCCGACAATGCACGTACCGGCCGCGAAGGTCGGGACCACGATGCGGGGCAGCCCGATCACGTCGCCGCGGAAATCCGCCAGCGACGCGGAGCCGGCCGGCTGTTCGGTCTGGGCGGGCGGCATGACCAGGCGGGCCACGTCGACCAGCGAGCCGAGGGCGGCCCACACGTCGAGCGAGCACCAGACACGATCCGGCATCCGTTTCGCGGCCGCGTACGACTGGGCCGCGGCCACGTACAGGGCGGTAGCCCACTCGTCGAGCGT